GCGTAAGATACATCGGACATCTCAATAAGCCAAACCTTGATCTCTATGAGTATGCTGAGGTTTATTACGATGACTGGACAAATCCTGCATCACCTGAGACCAAGCCGCTTATTCCAGATAACAAGGTAGTGCTTATCAGCTCTAATCCGGGCTTCATGATGGCATACGGCGCATGTACTTACATCGACGATGCTTCACAGCAGTGGATTACAGCTCAGACAGAAAGAGTCCTGAGATCATATGTCGAGCACCATCCTGACAGAAGAATGATCGAGCTCCAGGCTCATCCTCTTCCAATCCCTGACAAGGCAGATTCTTGGCTTGTTGCAACTGTAATGTAAAGGAAAGATGATCATGGCACTATTTGAACTGATACAGCATACCGGAGCAGAGGGAACAGAAGAAACGTCGCTCAACTTCAAGGAAGCGGCTTTATCTGATGTTCAGGATATCTTCTTCGATACAGCGGAACATGCGGAAATGCATTTGGTAGATGGCAAAGAAATGCCAGTAATCATCGAGGAAGAGAGATTACAGGATCATTCAGCACACTGGGAAGCCGGAGCAAAGCAGAACTTCGACACAGGCCTTTATACAGATCACAAGATCCTATACGTAAAGGTCTCGGATTATGGTCCGAGGCCTAGTGTAGGCAAGCTTCTAGTGCTTGATGCAGGAACAGATCATAAGCGCACATACACCATCCAGAAATGTAATGATGAGGATGGTGTATACCGTATGATCATGACGAGGACAAGACAATGAGCAAAATCATGTGGAACGGCGGGCATAACGTTGTTATCGGCGTCGAGGGCTTTCAGGAGGTTGAGAGGGAACTCGGAAAACTTAAAATAAAGACCCCGACGGTTGCTAAATTTGCTATCAATAAGACGGCAAGACAGGCAAGAAGACTGATGATCATGCAGGCGAAAGCCCGTTATGCGGTTAATGCAAAAGGCGCAAGCCATCTTAACGACCTGGCGCAGAGAAAGAAAGCCACCAATCATGGACTTACGGCGGAACTGTATATCCAGAGTCTGAGAAACGACCTTGGATATTTCGAAACAAATCCAAGCACGCCTTATGCAGGGAAGAATGTATTTAACGCGCCTAGCGTATTTACTGGTCGAGTATTGAAGTCCAGTTCAATGAAGCCTTTGCCGGGAACATCAAAACTTAGTAAAGGATTTCTTGCAAAGTTTGCGAACAATGGAAACAGCCACATAGGAATGGTGCAGAGAGTGCTCGGGTCCGATTCGAGGCATAGAGAAACAGCCAGAGGCTTTAAACGCTGGACAACAACGGATGGGCGTGTAGAGAAGTTAAGGACCATGGGCTCACCATCAGCCACAGCCATGCACAACACCGTATGGCCTATAGTTGCGCCGGACGTTGAAATGTATCTTCAGGATGCATTAATAACCCGATGTGAACAGGTTCTGGCACTGGCGGCAGCAAGGACAAAGCGAGGTAAGTGATGACTGATTACAATTCTTTGGTAAAGAAATACGGAGTCGGCAGAACACCACAGTTATGCCAGGACGCTCTTATAGAGGAATTGCAGGAGCTTTTAAAAGACCAGAGGTACATGGGACCCGGCGGGAGTGAAAAAGCTATCACGGTATACAAACAGGACCTGCCGATACCGACTGATAACGATATCGACGCTGACACCAATGACGCGCCTGCCCCCTATATTGTGGTATCCATGAGCGGAGGCGGCATAAAGGATGATAATTCCACACAGAATGTAGATTTCTCCCTAGTCATTTGCTGTTATGACGACGGCCTGGAAAGATCAGGCTTTCAGGATGTTGCGAACATCAAGGAGGATATCATTCAGCACTTATGCACTAGACCTTATTTCGGAGGATGTTTTACAGTGCTTAAGCCTATCACCTGGGCGCTACAGGTAGAAAGTTCGGAACCGTATTATTACGGGGCTATAACATTGACCTGCACAGCACCGGCTATGACACAGGATACTGAATTAGGAGATCTTATATGACAAAGAAAAGCAATATAACAGCGGAAGAGACCGCTATGGAGATAAAAAAGACCGAAGCGGCAGCAGAGGATACAGCGGTAACGAAAACTACAGCGGAAGCTCAGGTTTACTGCGGGCCATCAGTAAAGGGTGTAGCAAGACAGTATACCGTTTATTCCGGAGGGCTGCCCGAGGCAGTCAAGGGATTCATTGACAAACACCCGATAGCATCCAAGCTCATCGTACCTGTAAGCAGGTTCCCAGAGATGAGAACAGAGCTTGAAACAAAAGACAGCGGGGCGATGCTCATCTATAACAAACTGAGATCGGAATTATAAGGAGGTTAAATAATGGGATACAAGCATGGAGTTTATACCAGCGAAGCAGCCACAAGTCTTGTTGCTCCGGTGCTCGGCACCGCAGGGCTTCAGGTCATCGTGGGTACCGCACCGGTAAATATGACAGCAGATCCGGCAGCAGTGACCAATGTGCCGGTTATTGCTTACAGCTACAAGGAAGCCGTAGAGGCAATGGGATTCAGTGATGATTTTGCGAAGTACACACTTTGCGAGGCGATTGCCGCGAACTTCCAGGTCGTTGGCACAGGCCCTATCGTTATGATTAACGTTCTGGACCCATCAAACGCGAACCACAAGACAGCCATGACAGGCGGCACCATCACACTGGTGAATGGCATTGCAAAGGTTGATGAGGTGGGCGTTCTCATTGACGCGGACTTCTCAGTAAAGAAGGATGCCAATACTTCCCTCACAAAGGGAACAGACTACACCACATCATTCAATTCTGATGGAACACTCAGCATCATCATCCTTGACACCGAAGCAACATCAGGCGTTACAAGCGTTATCGTGGCAGGAAAGAAGCTGGCTCCTACAGCCGTTACTGCTTCTGACATCGTAGGAAGCGTTGATGCTTCAACCGGCAAGGAAACAGGCCTTGAAGTAGTGAGACAGGTTTATCCTAAGCTCGGACTCACACCCGGCATCCTTCTTGCGCCTAGATTCTCCAAGAATGCAACAGTGGCAGCAGCACTTCAGGCTAAGTGCGTAGACCTTAACGGCGCATTCAAAGCTACCTGCATCATCGATATCGACTGCGGCGCAAATGGTGCAAAGAAGTATTCAGACGTTAAGACACAGAAGGAAGCACAGGGCGCAACAGGCGTTAATGCTTATGCCGTATGGCCTTATGGAGCTATCGGCGATGTGATCTACAGCGGTTCATCACTTGCAGGTGCTCGTACAGCAGCTACAGACGCTGAAAACGATGATACACCTAATGTTTCTCCTTCTAACAAGACTCTGCCTATTACAGCTGCAGTTCTTGAGGACGGTACAGAAGTGCTTCTTGACCAGGATCAAGCAAACACTGTGAATAGTTTCGGCGTTGCAACCTTCATCAACATTAACGGCTTCAGACTATGGGGCAACAATACAGCGGCATATCCGGGAACAACAGACCCGAAGGACAGATGGTTCGCTGTAAGACGCTTCATGAGCTGGGCTGCCAATACCTTTATCCTTACCTACTCCCAGAAAGTAGACTCACCTGCCAACAAGAGACTCATCGAGGCTATAGTTGACAGTGAGAATGTAAGAGGAAATGGTTTTGTTGCCCGTGGAGTATGCGCTAGATACGAGATTGTATATCTTGCTTCCGAGAACAGCGCTACAGACCTTATGGACGGTAAGATCACATTCCATCAGTATATCACACCGTTCACACCGGCTGAGGATATCGAGGACGTGATCGAGTTCGATCCTAACGCCCTTGTAGCAGCACTCACAGCATAAGGAGGGATAGAAGATGATATCTAATAATTATGTTCCTGAAAAGATCAATGATGCCAATGCCTATCTTGACGGCGTCAAGATGATAGGAACCGGAGCGTCTTTTGACCTTCCGGAAATCAATACGAAGACCAGCACCATTTCCGGTGGTGGTATCAATGGCGAGATTGATTCTCCTACAATCGGGCAGTTCGAGTCCATGGAGCAGACTGTATCTTTCAATACCTTGTACAGTTCAGCTATCGGAATGCTCTCACCAAAGAGCACGGTAAATCTTACATTCCGTGCATCACAGCAGGTGTATGACAAGACGGGCGGATACAACTTTAAGGGACTCCGCGTTGTCGAAAAAGGACGTGTTAAGAAATTCAAGCCCGGCAAGATCGAGAAGGGTGAAGGTATGGAAGCAGAGGTAACACTTGAGCTTACATACATCCTCATCGAGGTAGACGGCGAGTCAGTCCTTGAGATCGATAAGCTGAACGGCGTTTACAAAGTAAACGGTGAAGATATGCTGGCAGAGATAAATGCCCTTATATAAGCATGAGACAACAGATGACCGGTACGGACTGGGAGTATATCCCGTCCGTACTTTATTTTTGGAGATATTGAAAAATGAAAGCTACAGAGACAGAGAACACAGAGAAGAATGTTATCACATTCAATAAGCCTTACAAGTTTGAAGGCACAGAGTATACAGAAATCGACTTATCAGGTCTTGATAAGCTGACCATAAAAGATGCTATAGACATTCAGAAACAGCTTACAGCCAAAAGAGAAGTGGCCGCAACGGTCCTTACTGAGACATCCACAGCTTTTGCAAGAATGGTTATCGCAAAGGCTACAGGATATCCCATTGAGTTTTTTGAGGTTATGCCGAGATCACTCTCAAAGCAGGTACAGCAGGCAGTCATGATGTATTTGAACATTGATACACAGACTGAAAACCACGTAATGACTTTTGATAAGCCATACAGCTTTGAAGGAAAGAGCTATAAGGACATCGACCTTTCAAAGATAGGCGACCTTACAAGTCTTAACGAGAGTGAAGCTGAGAACAGGATGGCAAGAGAGGGCATTATTTCTCCGGACAATACCGCTAATTACTTCTACAGTTGCATCCTGGCATCAATGGCCACAGGGCAGCCGGAGGAGTTTTTTACCGGATTACCGTTCAAGGAGATCCTTAAGCTCAAGCTTGCAGTTAATGATTCTTCTTTTTTCGAGTAAACGCCAATGCTAAGGAGCTGAGGCGTGCAGCGATAAGGCTTTCGGCTGCGACTAACACGAGCGTCGAATTTTACATGAATCTCCCCTTAAGGGAGTTCGTTGAGATAAATAACGAGGTGGCAGAGGAATGGCGAAAGGAAAAGCATTAGAGCTGACTATCAGGATAGCCGGAAAGATGGACAAGAGCCTCACCGCCGCTATCAATCAGTCACAGAGTAAGATAAGCAATTTCTCAAGGACCATAAGTAATATCGGAACAGTGGGACTCGCCACCATGGGAGCCTTGACCGTAGCGACAGCCGGAGCCCTTGCGAAATGCACAAATGAAGCCGTTAAGTATGAAAACGAATTGGCCAACGTAATTAAGTACGTTGACGGACTTGCAGATGCAAACGGACGTATAGGAAAGGCGGCTGTTGGACTTGACGGACAGCTTTTAAAAGCTGAGAACGGCAAGACCTATGCAGAGAATTACAACCTTGTATACGACTCCATACAGAGACTGAGCACACAGGTGCCATTGACCCGCGAGTACCTTGCTGACATGGTGGCTGCTCTCGGACAGTCCGGCAAAACCATTGACGATATATTCAAGTTTGATGAAAAAGGAAAGCTTGTCGGAGGACTTGCACAGGACGCGGCCGTTATGGCGGCTGCGTGGGATATCGAAGCAAAGGAAGCAGCCGATTATTCCGCAAAATGGCAGAACTCTTTTCACATGAGTCATGAGGAGATCATGACTCTTGCAAACCAGATTAACTACCTGGGTGCACACAGCGCGACTACAGCAGCAGAGATTGCGAACGCAGTCAATCAGGCTGCATCTCTCGGACAGTTAGGAGGAATATCCCCGGAAACCACGGCGGCACTTGCTGATGCAATGCTCGCAACGGGCGTAGCTTCTGACAGAGTAGGAACCAGCATAAAGAGAATGGCACTGAATCTTTCCAAAGGTTCAGATATGACCAAAAAGCAGCAGGCGGTACTTGCAGAGCTTGGATACACGGCTGGGGAAATTACTAAAGCCATGAGCGTAAATGGTACGGAAACGCTCAGTAAACTCTTTGAGGGCATCGGAAATCTCCCGAAGGAGCGACAGCTCAATGCTGTAGGCCAGCTTTTCGGTATATGGGCTGCTGAAGGAGGCGCAAAGATCGTCGGAAATCTTGACGTATATCAAAAGGCCCTGGACATGGTTAAAGACAGTACTCTTTGGGGTGCGACAGATGCAAACGGAAATGCTCAGTTGACCAGCATGGAGCGTGAGTTTGACATAAAGACACAGGCACCGGAAGCAGTACAGCAGATGAGGGAAAGTGCTTTCCAAATGTTACAGACTGACATCGGAAGGGCATTTGTACCACTAACCAATACTGTTAATAACAGCTTGAAAAACTTGTTCCTTGAGCTGACGGACAACATGCCGCAGCTTGAAGAGATAGCCGGCAAACTTGCGGATCTTGCATCAAAGGGACTTGATACCTTGAGCGATTCTATCGAGAAGGCATTACCGTATATCTCACAGTTTCTTGACTACCTTAATGAGCATGGGGACGATGCCGTTAAGAAAGTCGGGATGCTGGCCGGAGCATTTACGGCAATGAAGTTTGCGCCGGCTATAGAGGGTACTTTAGGACTTGGTGCGGATCTTCTGTTAGGTCCTCAGGGCATGTATGGCGGAAGAAGCGGCGGACTTCTCGGAGCTTTCGGAATGGGAAAGGAAATGCTGTTCGGAAAGCAGACAAAGACCAGAGGAACCGTGGGCGGCTTATTCCCTAACATGCTTAAATCTGCCATGGGCTTTGCTGGAAATGCAAAAGACTATGGCGGTGGAATACTTTCGGCACTTGGCAACCTTGGAAATACAGGACTTGTACAGGGCGTCGGAGGGGTAACAGGAGAAATCCTCTCAGGAATTTACGAGGCCACAATTAAGGATCTCGTAGATGGCGGAGCGATTCTCGGAGGAATGGCGCTTGATGGCATAAAGGGAAGTAAACCGGCGCAATTCCTCGGCGGAGCCTTTGGCAAGGTTTCAGGAATGGCAGGTAAAGCACTTGGCCCACTCAGCGTAATGGGTGGCCGCATGGGTGAAGTCGGTGCCGGACTTATGAATTTCATGGGCGGAACCATGGGACCTTTTGCGGGAGCCCTTGGAGAGCTTGGCATGGCTATACAGAACCCGTTTATAGGCGTTCTCGGAAGTATCGCAACAGGTGTAGGCCCGGTGATTCTTGCCATATCCGGAATAATCGCGGTGGTTAGTATTCTGGGAGATCATCTTGAGGACATCAGAACTCTTATAGGCAATGTCTTTGGAGAACAGGGACTTACGGTATTTGATACCTTCATGGATAAGGTATCGGCAGTCGGACAATTCATCCAGGGACTATTTGCGGACGGTGGTGTAGCAAAGGCGCTTGAACCAGTACAGCAAGCAATTACCGGAATGTTCGGAGAAAATGCAGGAGCGGCCTTTAGTGGTTTAACCACAATACTACAGTCCATAATGGGTGTTATACAGCAGATAGTAGACTTCTCCGTTAATCAGGTGAAGCCGATTATACTTGACATCTTTAACTTCATTACTGGAACAGTGGTGCCAATTCTCCTTCAAACCTTTACGGCAGCAGCACCTATAATCGCTCAGATAATAACTAACGTGGGTTCAATCATCATGGGCGTGTTCAACCTTGTGGCATCAGCAATACGGGCATGTGCACCGGGGTT